GGAAGTAGATGCCGGTGTTGGTGTCGCCAGTGGTGGTGATGGATGGTGCAGTATTGCTACCCGCACCAAATGTTGCTATGTTTGCACTTATATTTCCAGTAATAGCAACATTACCCAAAGATGTTTGGTTGCCAGTAACTATCAATGTAGACACGTTTGCCGTGCCACTGACGTTAGCACCAGTAATAGTCACATTACCACTGCTGATAGTGACGTTTGTGAGCGTCACATTACCAAAAGAAGTTACTGTATTACCAAGCTGTACAGCGGTATTACCGATAGTGACAGGGGTAGCAAAGTTAGTATCTAGTTGCGATAGCGGAATTGCCGCAGTCGCAGAACCAAAAATATTAGGAACAGCCATATTAGAACCTCACTCTCAATTCATGTTCAAACTCAATCGTGTTGACAGTTAGCGCAGGGTCTGTGCTAGTCATTGTCAACCCCAAATACTTACCATACTGTTGTGCATCTGACTTGTACAAGGCATACCCCGCACTTGTCAACCAGCCTATTGTCGTAGAAGAATTGTTCACCCACGTTAATGTGACATTCTGGTTGTTGTACCAAGTCACACTGTTGTTCAAGGTGTACACAGGGCTAGAACCACTCTCACTATCTACTGTCACATTGAATGTGCCACCAGTGGTAAGGGTAGCCTCAATACCAAACTTCAGAGCCTGTTTGGTACGGATAGGGTCACGCATAGGAGACAAAGAAGTCTGTATCTCTGAAGACACATTAGCAGTCGCATCCCCGTACAAACGGAAAAGTGCTGTGTCTGTCACACCATACAGGTTAATCAAGCCGCTTACAGGGGCAGAAGAGACATACCGCAACTCACCCTGGCTGGTGATAAACCATTTCTTCTCAAAAAAAACGCACTGTACAAACCTGTCTCCCGTGGTTGTGGGGAAAGTAGGCAGCAGGTAGAAGTTAAAAGCCGCACACAGGATGTTGTTAAGCAAGACTTGACCAGCAGTTACAGGCTTAGAAAAGTCGATATAAGGGAAAATACCATCAAGCTGGTCAGAAATCTTGCTGGTTGTTGAGCCTACAAGGGCATACACCCCGTAGTTATTCATGAACAACACAGAGCGGAAATAGGGGAAAACAGCGTATTTCAGCTTGCTACCAACAGACGCAGAAACGTTGGTGTTGGTAAACAGGGTATCTCCTGTATTTGTAATCCTGACATCAGAAAAAACGTTAATACTGTCTTCACCGTAGATATACAAGAAGTTGTTGGCAGATACCATGTGTTGGATATTGCCACGCAACGTAGAGTCAGAAATAGTTTCAGCACCAGCAGAAACAGAGGTGAAGTCGGTAGGGCTGGTGGCAGAAGAATAGGTGACTGTACGACCTGTAGAAATCCACACTCGCCCTGAGAAAGTGGCAACGCTGGATATTTCTTCCAGATTGGGTACGCCAATCACGGTTGCATTTGCATTTCCAGACAATGTAGGAGGTGCGGCTATGGTGACAGTAGGAACACTTGTAAAGTTATCCCCCACGTTTGTCATGATAACTTCTGTGACAGCATTGCCAAACACAATAGCTGTAGCAGTGGCATTGCCACCGCCTCCACCAGTAATGGTTACAGCAGGAGGAGAGGCAGGGTCATAGCCAGAACCACTGTTGGTTACCTGTATGTACAGAGCACCCTTGGTGAATGTCAGAAGTTGGGCAATAGCGTTAGCACCACTACCACCACCGCCTGTGATTGTTACTGTAGGTGCGGCTGTATAGCCACTACCACCGTTGGTAACAGATACAGAAGTTACAGCATTTGCGGTGATAGAGGCTTCTGCCGTAGCTTGCGTACCATTTGTCTGGTTAGGAGCAGAGATTGTTACTGCTGGCGCAGAGGTGTATCCTGACCCCCTGGCTGTCAAACCAATCCTGCCAACACCACCAACCTTCAGCAAGTCAGTGCCATCCCAAGTAAACAGTCCTTTATTGGGGTCACCGATAAATACTTCTTCATTCTTCCACTGAGCGATAGACACGTTGGCAGACGAGAACGTGCCTGTCACACCGACATTGCCGACAGTCCCTGTATCTATAACTACGTATTGCGCTCTACCGTCTTCTTGGAAGGCCAACAAATAGTCAGATAAGCCAAGATTGGTGTTGGAGAGGGTAGTTACTGTATTGCCAAACGATATAGCGTTATTGCCACCATCTTTGACTGTGACTTGAGCAGGGACAATCTTGATGTTGCCAAACCCGATAGGCATGGCATTCTCAATCCAAGAAAACTCCTCGTCATCAATGGCTGTCCTGTTGGACTTGGTGTTTAAGCCCTTGAAGTTCTTATAGACAGCATAAGATTTCTTTTGCTCTGCTGCTGCCATGATTAGAAGGTAGAGTAGGGGTCAGGGATTCTGCGTGTGTACACAGAGTTCAACACCGCTTGGATTTGCTTTGCATACTCCTGCTTGTATATCTCAGCTTCTCCGTAGCTCTGTTCTTTGTACTTGGCTTTGTAAGCCGCATAGAAAGCTACAGGCGAGGTGTAGGGGTCTTGAATCTGGTCGGTAGCGTTAGGCGTGTTCAAGCTCAAGGCAGTAGGCAAGATAGTGCTGTCTATCTCTACGACATACGCTTGGTCAGGAACAGGGCCAACATAGATAGTGTTTTGTCCGTAAACAGAGAAACACACGGGTCTGCCAACATAGTTTTGCCAGTAGCGCAGTTGAGCGTTGAAGTTTGACCAGGGCAGATACCGCAGAGGAATACGGCTGTTACCCCAGTAAATGTTGACGTTCAGGATGTCTAGCGTTGTACCAGTAGCAATAGTGGCATAGGGGATGATTTCCGCAGGGCCAGAATACTGCAAAGTAGCAGTGCCATCTGTGAACGGGGCAGAAGGTGGGAAAGTGTAGCCAGAAGCTGGATAAGGCGGAGCTGTATTACTTAACACACCACTGACAGTTACTTCGTAAATGAAAATGTTATTAAATACAAATTCGCCAGCAGTCACAGTAGCACCCGCAGTCCATATAGTTGCGGCAACACCTGTACTTGAAATTGGGGTGGCAGTAATTTGAAGGGTACGTAAGCACCCAGTATCTCTCGCTACTCGCTCACGGGCATCGTTGATGTAGTCCGTTAGCTCCGAGGTTGTCCAGAAGACAGAGTTTGCATCATGCAATAACCGCTGTACTTCCGTGATGTAGGAAGAGAGAGTTGCCATGTTACCTTCATGTTATGCAACCCTCTGATTGACCTTTCCCCCAACGGATTTCTCAATCCGTAAGGGTACTACGCCAACCGCCGAGGGTAACGAGCGGTTCTTTGTTGGATTTTCTGTCGAAATGTTTAACTTCTTCAGAGTTTCCATTGCTTCTTCAAGTTCGCTGTGGAGTCGTATCATGCCCAACTGGACTAGATACTTTTCCTTGTCCTCGTCTTGGTAACCAAGCATGTGCCTAGCGGCAGGTACAGTTATTTGAACTGTCTTGCCAACAGGAAAATCGTAACCGACATAGTTGTACTCAGCGTACAAATCTTTGTCGGTATTGTTGGTTACATAAACGAGGTCTGTCATAGTGTTACAACGTCACCGTACACAGTAATATCAACAGTGTTGTTTGCTGCCGCTCCTGTGTTCACGCACACAAACAAAGGTGTTGTATAGATTTTGGTTGACGTATTTGCTGTCAACGCAAGGTCTTGATACAAACCTGTGCCAGTGATGTTTGAGAGAACAGTTGCATTAGAAACTGCGTTTGCCAAGTTACCATCATTGCTTGTGAAGATAGTAACGTTGGCAGCGGCAACACTTCCGTTGGCATTAAAAGCAGTAATACGGCGAACGATGTAGCCAGTACCGACAGTGGAAATTGTTGCCACAGCATTACCAGTATTTCCCATCGCAACGGGAGGATTGGTAGAGCCAACAGCAAAATTGCCGAAACCGTCTGGGTACAGTGAGCCTACATGGTTTGCGTTCATACTGTCTCCTTAGCTTGTGTAGGTGCTATTTGCACTGATACCACCATTGATGGTCAATGCTGTAGCAGCACCAGCACCAGCAATAATTGACTGTGCAAACACGTTCACGCCATCAGACAAAATCATGCCGCCAGTGTTATTGGCAAGCAAAGTTGTGATAGAAGAGCCGTTATTTGCAGTAACAATTACGTTAGCTGATGGAAACACCATATAAGTACCAGCAGGAATCACAGTGCCAGCGTTAGCGGCAGTCAGTGAAACATTGGAGAAGTAAGCACCAGCAGTGTTGGTGGTTGCATTCGCCAGAATGATTTTGTTCATTGCTAAAGCCATGTCTTATCTCCTTACAGTGAGAGGTAGTTGTAACCCGTCACCTTGGTCATGGCTTTGGGCTTGACGTTCACCAATTCGGCAATCATCAAAACCGCACCGACATAACCAATTTGCCAGTTGGGGAGAGTGGACTCAAAGCCTGTAAACACAAACGAACCTTGCTCGTGGATGTACAGAGACAAGTAGTTGGTGTTCAGGAAGTACACAGTACCTTCTGGGCAGTAGGGGTCTGGATAGATAGGTACGCCAGCAACCATCAAAGCACGGAAAGCGGCTTGAGGGCCATTGGTTTCACCGTCAAAACCTGCACCTGGGGTGATAACGTATTGCTCTTGACCAACAAAGTCTTGAGCCAACAGTGTCCAAGTACCAAAACCGCAAACACCAAAAGAAGGCATTTCTGCACCGTTTTTGACAGTACCAGAGATGTATTGCAGGATGTTTTGACGGGTTGGGTTCACAGAGCCAGCGGCATACTGAGAGGATTTCCACCAAGTGTAAGAACTACGGTCAATATTGCCGTAAGTACCAGAGTTAGCAACAGCAGCGGGCAAACCGATGAACTGTTGGGTATTGCTGGTGTTGGTGTACAAGGCCGTTGCCATTGCATCCATCATCACGTTGGTTGCATCGTTCATACGAGCTTCAATCAACGGAATAATGGCCGCATCTTGCTGAACTGCGCCTTCCATACCGAGGAAGGGTACGGGAGAAATCATCAGTTTCAGGTCGAATTCAGCGTTGTAAGCACCTTGCTGGACTGACGGTTGGGCAAAAGAGCCACTGTAGTCAGACCATTGAGCGTTCACAAACTGTGCGCCTTGGACAGGAACGGTTACAGAAGACACACCACCAGAGGCAGACTGACTGTTGGCAATCAGAGCCGCCATCAAGGGCGTGGAGTTGTAAAGCTGGACAACCAGCTTAGGGATAAAGGCTCTACGAGTTACATAAGTCAGTTCATTGAACTGTGCTGACCCTGTAGCTGGTAGGATGCCGCCGCCAATAGCCATAAGGCCTCCTTACGTGGTTTGAAAATTACCCTCTTACAACCCAATAGGACGTTGCGGTTTACGCAGGTCATTGAGCGCATTCATAGCCTCATTCCGTGCAGCGGAGACAGGATTCTTCCAATACTTGTTCAAGTCAAATTGCTTAACAGCACTTGGGTTGTATCCAGTTGGTGTAGGCACTGCGGCCTGTTTCATCCACTGATGGTATTCGGCTGCTGTCTCGTGGTTAGTGATACCACGCTCCAACATGATTTTTTCTACATCACTAACCTCGGATTCGTTAGCAATCAAACCCTTTTTCATCAAAGACTGGCGGCGATTTTGCAGTTCTTCCAGAGCTTCTTTCTCACGCAACTTGGCTTCCAAGGCTTGCACACGGTCTTCCGAGCGGCTAACCGCACGGTGTGTGTAGTCTTCAATGTCAAGTTCGGGGATAGGAAGGTCAGGTTTGACCCGCTTGGTCATCCGCAAAAAGTCTTTGCGAGTTTCTGGGTTCTCCGCAAGAGTTTGTGCAAGTGCTGCCAACTCATCACGGGCTTCTAAGGACAGATTTTCTAGTGACATAAAGTTACCCCTCTTTATACGTTCCAAGTTGCACCACGTTTCATGTAACCAATGTTTGCATGGGATACATTAAACATAGTTCCAAGTTCACGATGAGACAAACCAGATTCACGAATGAATTTAATTTGCTCTTCGTTCAACTTCGACCCACCGCATTTTTCTCCACTAGCAGAACGCTTCTTTGCAACCATATCAGCAGAGTTTTCTGCGTGTGTAGCAAGCCAAAGATGGTCTGGATTCACACAAAGGCGGTTGTCACAAGCATGAGCAACAACCATACCGTCTGGAATTTTTCCTTTGTATGCCTCGTAAGAGGCACGGTGAGCAGAAGCTGTCTTGCCTTTTTCTGACCCACAAAGACCATAACCAGCGTTAGAAGTACAGCCAAGCCACACCCAACACCCAATTTCAGGCACTGGTGTAGACAGGCGTTCAATACGCTGTTGGTCTTTTATCATGACTATATAACTCTTTTGCCATCGCCTGGCTTTTGGACAGCCATGCTGGACTTGTTGAGTTTATTGGGGGCACTCAAGCCACCAAACTGAGAAAAACGGGGGGTGTTGGTGACAACGCCATTTTGTTGGTTGTTGTCAGTTGGTTTGCGAGGTGCAGCAGCGGCACGGGGCTTAAAAAGTTCCATCTTTGTTCCTTACATTGGGGGAGGGGGAGGCATACCGCCAGCGGGAGGCATACCAGGGATAGGTGCTTGAGCCATTGCTCTGCCTTCAGGGGTAGCACCACCCGCCTGTGGCAAGGTTTGCAGTAACTGGAGAATCTCAGATTGCTGTAATTCGTCAGTTTTGCCTTTTTTCTGACCAATCAAACCGCTGAGTGCCCTAATAGCGTTAAGGGTTTTCTTGCCCTCTTCTGAAACGGAGCCAAAAGCGGGGAGGGATTGCTCAAGCAAATCAATAGCCATACTTATGTTAATAAGTGCAGCTTCCTTATTTCCCATCTTGGGTTCTGGAGTAGACATGGGGGAAGCCATTGGAGGAGCTTCGGGAGCTTGTGCATCCATTTCGTCTGGCATTTCGTTAGGGGTGGGTGTGCCAGCAGCCGCCTGGCTACTACGCATTAACTCCATCAACTTATCTGGTGGAACACTCATAATCACTCCTTGCCATGTTTGTAACCACTTACAAACATCTTGTCAATAGGTAGAGGGCATTTTTTGTCAGCCCTCTGTAGACATTACTTGCGGCCTTTACGAGTTTTGCGTCCCATACTAGCCATTTTGGGAGCCATTTTTGCTTTCCCGTACATCATGACATTTCCTTTAAAAAGGCCACCTCAAAGGGGAAGCAGCCACACCCATTCCTTGCGGAAATCTTGAATCAACGGCGGCACTTACGACCGCTTTTTGTCTTCATGTTCATCTTGAACTCCCATATTGTTTGCGGTTGGAGTCCCGTTGACTCCTTCCGTACGAGGTTTTAAACCCTGTTTGACGCATTGTCAAGTTGGGTGCTGCCTCATTCCTTTTCAGGGAGGCAGTATCTACCCGTGGTTGGTCAGCCGTAGGCTGTGTCATGCCAGCGTTGTTTGGAACCATCATCCCACCTTTTTCAAATCTGGTTTACCTTCAGGCTTTTGCGGTTGCATTTGTTGCATTTGCTGGGCCATCGCTTGTTGCTCTTCTTGCTTTTGTTGAGCTTTCTTCAGTCGTTCTAACAATAATTGTTTCATTGGGGGTTCAATCATGTCAAGCAAGGACTCTTTGTCAATAACGCCAGCTTGGAACAACTCAAACGCCATCTTGCGGCTGTCTTCCATAAAGATGGGAGAATTTGAGTGGGCATCCACCTTCACCACATAGTCACGGGTGAACTGGTCGGCAATGAATTTCAAGCCATGTGCGTCTGTGTAGTGGGTGTTATCGTAGACCTGCATACATTTCAAGTATAGGGTAGCCATCTTTTCTAGGCTGTCTTCAATAACAAGCGCACGTTTCTTGGCTCGGCTTGAACCCAGACGGGCAAGTTGAGAAGCGTGACCAGAAGAGCGCACACCTGCTTCACCACGGCCTTGCAAGACGCTGACGATGCCAGATGCCTCTTCAAACATCAGGTCAATTTCGCCAATTTCACGGAACAAATCAGGTGGAATAGTTGGTGCTAACTTTTCAACTTTGGCGTTTGGCATATCTGTTGCTAGCAAGCCGCCAGCACGGTTGAGGGCAAAGTTCTTCTCATCCAAAATGCCTGTAAAGCCAATCAGGGCGGTAGGTGGGCTGACTTGTTTGGACAGCAAGTCCAAGATTTCCGTCATCCGCTTGTTGCGTAACTGCTGGAGGTAGACCAAACGCTGAACCTCGGACGCACCCCAGTAGTAGTCGTACAGGGGGTTGGGGCAGATTTGGATGAAAGGCAACTCACCTTTCAGGAACATGCTCTCTCCAGAACGGTCATAGATGATGACGTTGGGGTCGGCTTTGGTTACAACTTGGTAATCTTTAGTCTCGTCATTCCAAACCCAAAGTTCAATCATCCCATGGTGTCTTCGGAGACTTGGGCTTTGTAGGTGGGGTTACCAGTCAAGTCCAGATTAACGTTACCGTACATGGTAGGGTTGGTCTGGGACAAGATGATGCGCTGGATGCCGTTGGCAATCTCGGTACGCTCATGCTGGGTAGACATGACCCGCTTGACGATTGAGTCCCGCTGTGGATGGGAGTAGAGCCTGTCAAACAACTCGGACTTGGTGATGTAGTACGAGTGAACAAGGGCTTCTTGCCTGTCTGTGTAGGCACTGTCCTCCCGCAATACGCCAATACAGGCTGGTTCCACCATGTAGGGGTGGATGCCGTTGTTGATAACCAGTTTGACAAAGGTTGAGTTGTAGCAGAGTGACCATGTGACTGCGGTTGAGAAGACTTGGTCAGCGTTGCTATTGAGCCATTCGTCATTGAGGGCTTTGCTGAGAGTTGGGACTTTAATCTGTTCTTGGTCGGAGACAGCGGCTCCAGTGTGGATAGAGAACTTGGTGGTTTCTGCTGAGTACAGGAACGAGGTCAGTTGGTCGATATGGGGATAAATCTTGTTGTAAATGGCAGGTACGTCATCAGGAGCGTTACCAAACAGGTAGTAGCTACGCAAGGATGAGTAATCGACTTTGCGTTGCTCACGGCTGACGAGGCATTTTTCTATCAAATCCAGATAAAACTGTTCTCTGGCAATTGGCTCTTTAGGTATTCTCATTTTCTCACCTGTAAGTTTTCATGGTCTGCCATGTAACTAGCGGCTCTGGGGCCTTGCAAGTCACCCGCTGCTTTTGGATTTATGCCCACGGATTCTCCGTTAATAGATTTAAATTGTCCACCTAGCACGGATTTCATGCTGATATTTGACCCGCCACCCCAGATGACGGAGTCACCAGGGCGTGTTTGCTTCTGTTGTTGCTGGTTTTGGGCTTGCATAGCGTCTGTAGCTTCGGCAAACTGCTTGTCTGTCAGCTTATTCTTGCGTTTCATGTAGCCAGTCTGGTGTTCACCAGCTTTTGTAGACTTGATGTCTGTCATGTCGTACTCGATAGCCAGTTGTTTCAAGTTATTGTCGGTTGCAGACGTTTTTGGTGACTTTGTGCCCACGGGTTTGAGATGAACAACAGAAATGTCGCCTTTACACAGTTTCATAGGGCATGTAGGCTCCCAAGCCTCAAAAATACCGTGGTTTGTGCAGTAATAGTCTCTCAAAATACCCATTTTTACCCCCTTAGTGCTTCGTCAAGTGTCATTTCGCTGTAATCGTGTCTGTTTGTCATCCCAACCTTGATTTTTATGCCATCAGAAGTGACTTGTAACCCCATTTTTGGCATGTAAACGGGCTGTGCTTCTTTCCTGTAGTCCACATAGCGGGTGTTATCCCGCTTTTTCATAATCTTCACATTCCCTGCTTTCCACTGTTGGTAGGCTTTACTTACCCTTGTTTGCACTCTGGCGGTCAGTGGTTCACGGTTGTAGATGAAAACATCGTGAAAATGACCGTGACTTATGCCCGCAAGTTCGCAAAAAAGGGCGATAGAGATGCCTCTTTCCTTGTCAGCGTAGAACCGCTGCATGTGTTGGGTGAGTTCACGCTTGCTTAACGGGGGCATATCTGTACTCCAAGGTGTAGCCTTTGTCCTGTAACCAGTTTAAAAACTGGATTTCTCCGTGAGCAGTGGTCGGGTCGGAAGGCACAACGATGTGGTTATCACTGACGAGCTTCCTTGTCTGGGCATGGTGGCCTAGCAAAGAGTCAAAGTCAAAGCCTTCTTCGTGGAAACCACGGCCTACGTACTCAATACTGAACTGTTTGGCAATGTCGATAGGGCAATACTTGTAGCCATAGCCTTCAAGGACGGGCTTTAGGATTGCAGACAACTGAGCATCCTCGTTCCAGCCATGTATCTCGTTGCTGTTCAAGTGCATGATGCCGTGCTTGTTACAGGCTTCTAGGAAACGCTTACTACGCAGGGAAAACCCTCCGTTTTGGACAACAGAAACAGGCTCTGTGGTTTCAGTCCACGCAAAGTGCAGGTACAGGTGACCATTACCAAAAGCGCAGTGTGAGGGTGCGCCTATGTAGTCATAGTCATAGTATTCAGGTTTGAAGTTATTGCCGTTCAACACCCAACCGTCATCTTGGACAATCAGGCAGAAGTCTGTTTCTATATACGAATACAGGCTGTGCATAGTAAACAGGGAATACCCTAAGTAATCTATGGGGTGGCAACGCTTCCACTCTACGCCTTCTGGCATGTTCTCTGGCTTTTCGACAGAGATGAGCAACCCACGGCTACCTGGCAACTCACGCACAGACCTGACGATAGAGGGCAGGGCAGAGGCTCCGTTGTTGTGTCCGTAGATGGACACGATTGTGAGTTGGCTGTGGTTCATTGTCCGTACATTCCGATTCTTTTAAGGTAGTCACTGACATTTCTGCCTACAGCGATTTGTTCAGGGCTGTAGGATTCTTGAGCCGCACTGACATTGCGAGATAGTTTGTGGGCTATCAAACGAGGTTGAATCTGTTCGGCATAGGCAACGGCAGCGAGGGCAGAGGCAATCACCCTGTCATCTTTACCACGACCAGGTGCGCCCAAGAAGCCACCTTCTCGCACGATACCTTTCATCTCTTCTAGGGAATCCATGCTGAGAATGCCCATCATGCCCCGCTCAAAGTAGTCTTTCATGTACTGCAACATGCGTTCTTTGCTGTTGGCGGTGGTGAGGTAGCCGATACTGTTGGACAGGCCTCCAAGGGTGTCGTTACGCCTCCAGATGTAGTTGGTCATGCTACCTAGCACATCCATCAAATCCCGCCCTGTAGCCCCGCCCATAGAGGTTGCCAAGCGTTTTAAGTTCCGCAACTCGTTAATAACGGCTTGACCTGGCCCGTTAACTTCGAGGTTAAGGGTTGAGTTCTTGTATGCGCCGGCAAGGTGTGCAATCACCCACGCAAACTGGTAGGTGTTCAATTCCGAGGTGGCAAACTCAGCAACTTGGTCAAGCCCATCTGCGTAGCATCTGTAGACTTGAATACAGAATCTATCTGCCCAATCAGAGCTACCATAAGCGGGGTCAGCACCAATAACGTAGTAAGCAGAATCAATAGGCTCTTCCCATACCTTGAGAGTACCGAGTCTTTCAGTAGATTTAAGAACCTCTGTATCTTGGAACAGTTGACCAAACGCATATCTGTAGTAATCACATTCTGTATTCTTGCTCTTCTTGGCAGCTTCTGTACACCGTGTGTGTGAGAAGAAGGAGGAGCCTGTCATCACAAAGGCATAGTCTTCAGTGGGTGGAAACTCTTGATACATCAAGGCATCGTCCTTGATACCTTCTGCCATCTTCCACCGCCACCAAGCCATTTGACGAGAGTTAATCTCAAAGCCGTAGAGCTTCTTTATATCCTTGTGCCACTCTTTCTCTTCCCCTGTCAACTTGCCATCCCAGTACACCTTGTAGATGTTGGAGTCAGCAGGGACGGTGTAATACTCATTACGCCACCAGCCACAGAAGATAGCCCTCTGTGTCCTTGCTCGCTTGGCAGTCTTATACATGTCGTGAAACATGTTGAAGCCTTGAGCCGTACTCTCAAACATGTACAGCCTCTCTGCATTCTTTTCAGCAAGTGAAGCTATCAGGGAGGCTAAACCCTCTTCGTTACCCCACGATGCTGTCTCTGTGCCGTGTAGATAGGTAATAGCCTTGCCTTGCCCCAGACGAGACTTGTTGCCAGCGATTTGGTAAAACAACCTACTTCTGTTTTTCAACACCATCTGGTTTCTATTATGGGCAACAAGTGGAATCTTGTATTCCTTGGGCAACCCTTCCATGTACATAGCCAACGTGCTTCTGAACATATCCCTGTTCTCTTCTGTATCTGCTACGAGTGTGCCTTGCCAGCCAGGGTGGGTGAACTGCCAGTAGAGGTCAAGAGCCAAGGAAATAGTGGTGATACCAAGTTGTCGGCCTTTAAGGATGACAAAAAAGTGGATGTCATTGTCTAGTCCCTTTTGTATCTCTTCCATGACATACGTCTGTGTACCAAGTAGATGCTTCATTTTCTGAAGCCCATTTTCTTTGGTTTCCACCTTTAACTCTGCACAGAATTTATAGAATTTTTGTAAGTCGAAATTCACAGCAGGTATCCTTTGCTTTGCATAAAGGCCACAGGGTCTTTAGCTAATTTTGTTAAGTTGCATGTCGGACATAGCAACTGGAGATTGTTGAACTCGTGCTTACCACCTTTGGACAAAGGCTTGATGTGGTCAATGTGGTACTTGATAAGCTCTTGTTTGCAAACAGGGCATTTATTCTTCTGTAGGCTTCGCAATTTGCGGATGTCAGATAACGGTATGTGGTTTGGCAAGCCAGCGGCTCTACGCTTGTGAGCCTTGAGATTCCACAATTCCTTGTTTGATTCGTAATACTGTTTTTGTTGGGCAAGAAGCCTGTCTCTGTTTTCACGGTAGTATTCCCTTGCTCTAGCAGCCTTTCGCTCTTTAATCTGGTCTTTAACTTCCAAATACTGCTTGGCTTTTTTTTCTTTGTTTCGTTCGTAGTGGCTTTTAGAACATCCAACGCACATACTGGTACTGACGTATCTTGTCCCATCATGCCCTTTGCCGCAGACTGCACCCAAATAAGTTCCTGATGATTTACGCATGAACTCATTTTAGTTTCAATCTTTTGTCTCTGTCAAAGTTCATCTAGATTCCAGTGAATGATGTCGCCAGCAATACGCTTGTTCTTGGCACACGCTATCAATTCCTTGTAATGCAAGGGCGAATACTTCTCCCTCCACTCCGTAGCCAACTTAATCTTCTGCTTCTTGTTAGTGCAGGACAAGGCTCTCCATATCTCTTGCTGAAACCGAATACGACTCTCCCTCAACGCCATCCTCGTATCCAACCCTATATCCATATTCCACAGCCTTCTCAATACTTACCGCCATCATGACCATCATCTGCTCCGTACGGGCAAGCTTAGTCATCAGGTCTGCATACGCCTGCCGTAACTCATCCTTTCCCATCCAAAACACTTCATTCACATCGTCCTCCACACCCTCACCTGCTCCCCCTCCGTCTTCGCAGTAAACACCCGCCCTAACCTCTTACCAGCCCTGTAATTGGCATTCAACACCTTAGCCCTCGCCTCTAGCGGCACACAAAAACTATCCCCCACATCCATCTCCTCATACGGGTACGCATACACAACCCTCATCTTGGGTGCAGGTACGCCTACTTCAACCTCTATCGCAGTAATCATCATCTCTTCCCCTCTACTGATAACTACATAGTAAGCCTAAAAAAAAGGTTAGTCAAGAGCTTGGGACTTGACTAACCAACAGGAGACAACTGCAAAAGCACTCTACCAGAAAACCTAATTTTGAAAAAATGTAATTTTTTTATGTGGGGCGAGAAGTGGGGTGCACGCCTTTACAGACCCCAAGACCCAATCGCATGGCCAGGCAAGCGACAATGAGCACACGAACGAGCACAGGCAAACCCTACCCCATGTCCTGACAAGCGGGGAGAGGGTAAGGGATAGATTGTCATCGGGGAGGCGGACGGGTGACAATCCCCCCGCATCCCCAATAATCTGGCATTGTCATTGTCCTAGTAAGACACTAACATATAAACACACTTAGAATATATTTTATTGTAAGTATATACTAACCCTAGACTATACATCGGGTGTCTTAACTTAAGCATTCATTGTAAATATCTATCGACAATGCTTGATTGATAAAAATAAATATATCAACGTAGGGGTTAACAATCACGTTACTAGTCTTATAATTAACTCACTATCTAATTAAGATAGCATTCAACGGAGGATAGTATCCATGCGAATTATACCGATTCACGTCATGACAAAAGCACAGGCCAGCACGGTAGCTGGCTCTGTAACGCAAACTACCAAGATGCCGTGTAAAAGCTACAGTTTGCCTACCGTAGCTTGTATCACAGGCTATAAGATGAGCAAAATAGCTGGCTCTATTTGCTCTACATGCTATGCGAATAAGGGTAACTATAAAGCATATGCAAACCACATAGAACCAGCACAGCACGCCAGGCTTGATTCGCTGACTAGTGAATTATGGATTTCTGCTATGGTAGCTCATATAGCTAACGATAGCTATTTTCGCTGGCATGACAGCGGTGATTTACAGGGCCTGTGGCATCTTGAAAAAATAGCACGGGTGGCAGAGTCAACCCCTGGCTGCAAACACTGGCTGCCGACCAGGGAATATTCAATTGTCAAAGCATACATAGCTAAACACGGTGCACTACCTAAAAATCTAATCGTTAGACTCTCTGCTATGTACGTTGACAAGAAAGTGACTATTCCAGCCAGTCTACAAGGCCAGGCTAACGTAACAGTGTCTAACGTACATACCAGCACAGCGACTGTGCACGGGTTAGAGTGCCATGCACCTAAAAACAATGGCGCATGTGGAGAGTGTAGGGTTTGCTGGTCTACAGAGCCAGTGAGTTATTTGGTTCATTAACAGAAAGGGGCATAGAATGCAGAAAAGAATGTTTGCAAAATACAAGAGTATCGACTCTCGCACGGGTATGACTATTCGACCTGGTGACTACATAATCTATGACACAGAGACACGTCAAGCATGGATTGACGAAGACGAAGACGGGTACAGAGAGCGCACAAAGTACGGGTATGTTTCCGATGTATTCAATATTGGCGGCAGGGAATACTACCGAAATAAGCAGGGTAGGTGCGAAGATGCCCCATGCTGTGGTTGTTGCACTATTTGAAGGAATAGCCCCATATGAATACTTACAAGCTCAAAACAGGGGTTAACGTGCTGGCTAGACCGTGGAAAGACGGGAGCTTGCAGCCCTTAACCTACATGTCACACGCACAAGCAGCAAAATCTGCCCTCAAACACAATGGACAGGTTTACCGCATGAATGCCATGAGTCGATGTTTTTATGTTCAGATTGACGCATAAAAGCCCCTACAAGCCCCTATTCTGCAAGGGATAGGGGTAAGTAGCCCCAAGCCCTGAAAAGGGCTATAAACCCTGTTTTAATCGATTTAAAGGATGTTCCAACATGAAAACCACGTACACCTCTGGCCCCTGGCACACACAAGGCCGCTACATTGTCCCCGCTGACAATGGCCCATCTATAGGGTCTGCTGTTGCGCTAAAAGCCCCAAGC